TGACGGCTACATCGGGCGCCGGCGCCGCCGGCGGTGGGGTCTCGCGCAGAATGGCGGTGTCGGTGTCGGTCATTGCGGGTTGCCTTTCGTGTGATCGGACGGCGAGCACGGGTGCGTCGAGCTGAGGGCGGAACGCGAACGCGATGCCGTGCACCCTCGAGCGGGTTCGGGTCACGAGGTCGCCGGCACGTTCAACCTCGAGCGGTTCGACTTCCATCGAAACCGACCGGATCACCCTCGAGCGCACCAACTCGAGGGCGTCACGGCCGGCGGCGGTTTCGGCGATCGTTAGCTCGACGGTCGGCCCGTCGTCGCCGGCGGTCAACGTCGCCGGGTCGGCCCGGCCGATCAGGGCGCCGGTGTGATGATCGACCACGTGCACGTTTTCGGCGAGCTCGAGCGAATCGGGCGGGTACTGCTCGCGGTAGCTCGAACCGTCGGGGTCGATCACGGCACGCGGTGCGTTCCATCGGCACAAACGAACGGTGACGGTGTGCGGCGGCGCCTCGGCGGGCGCCGGCGCAACCTCGGCCTCGCGGTAGAGCAGCTCGGTCATGGTCAGCCTTCCACGTTCACTCGAGCGGGTGGGGCGGCGGCGCCGGCGCCGATTGGGGTCATACCCTCGGCGGCGCGCCATTCGTCGATCGTGGTGAGACCGGCGGCGATCGCGGCGGCGCCGGTGGTCACCCGTTCGGCGTAGTTCATCCGCACCAGCGCCGAAGTGTCGAAGATCGCCTCGGTACCGCGCGGCAGCATGTCGGAGAAACACGCCTCGATCCGGGCGAGATACCCGGGCATCAAACCGAGGGTGAGCCAGCGGCGTAGCTCCTCGACGGTGGTCGAGTAGGTGAGGCTTGACTGTGAAAGCACGTTGAGCAGCGACGGCGGAATCAGCAGCGCCCGGGCGATCGCCGCGTCGAGTGAGGCGATCGCGTCGAGCAGCAAGGCGTCGGCGGCGCTCGCCGGCGAGAACGTTTCGAGCTCGATCCCGCCCGAGAGCACCGCCGGGCGGCGCTCGAGGCGCGCGTTTGCCCACTCGGTCGCGAAATCGGTGGCGCTCTTACGGTCGAGGCGGTTGGGGTGCTTCAACGCGTACGGCGGTACGGCGGCGGTCGTGTAGTAGTCGCCGCCGAAGCGGTAGACGGCGGCGAGCTGTTCAAGGGTGCCGGCGATCGCCTCGAGCGGTGACGAACCGATCGGGCCGAGGTCGTTGCGGAACGCGATCCAACGGATGTCGGTGAGCGGGGTGTCGATCCCGTCGATCCACAGATGGGCGATCTCGTCGCCGGCGGCGTTCAGTTGCCACGTCACCCGTTGAGGCGACACCACCCGCACCGCGATCGGGTAGCCGGTGCGATCCGACGCGCGGTACACGCGGAGCCATGCCATGCCGGCGGCGGTGAGACTGTTCACGATTTTTTCGATCGTGGTGCGGTAGGGCTCACGCGGATCGGGGCGGCGCAGGATCGACGGGGTTGGGTCGAGGCGCTCGCGGCCGTTGTGGGCGATCATCGGCATTGTGGCGGCGGTGTCGGCGATCAACATGCGCCCGGCGACCACGGTTGGCAGTTCGCCGGGGTCGATCGCGTCCAACCGGTCGGCGATGTAACGGGCGATCTGATCTTCGACCGGTTCGGAGGTCGCCCCGCCGAACAATCGTGCGAACCAGCCCACGGAACCGAACAATCCGGTAACGGAACGGGGACCGCAAGGGGCAAACACGGACCATCGAACAACAGTGCGACGTTGTATGGCGTTCTAAGGCGTTTCGCGGGGTCGGATGGGTCACGGGTGCGGATGATCCGATTACGGGCGCCCTACCCCCCAAATTTCGCCGGATTCGGCTAGTACACGGCCGGCGCCGGCGACCCGACCGCCGGGTGAACGGCGCGGGCCAGTGAGGCGGCGATCAGCGGGGCCATGTCAGCGGCGGCGCCCACCCGGCGGAACGTCCAAGATCCGTCGCCGAGCGGCCGGCGGCGAGCGGCGCCAACGGCGGCGTCGAGGTCGGGTGCCGGGCGGTAGTGCACGGCGTCGGTTCGGATCGCCTCGACAAACCGGGCGGCGGCGGCGGCGACGTCACGTTGCTCGAGCGCGACGGTCGGCACCCCGGCAACCTCGAGGTCGGCGAGCAGGGCGCGCGCCGGCCCGGCGGCGTCGAGGGCGACGGCCTCGAGGCGCCACGTGTCGCATAGTTCGGCGAGGCGCTCGATTGCCCACGCGGTACCCGGCCGGCGGTCGATCAGCTCGACCACGATCCGGCCGGCGACCTCGCCGGCGACCACGATCGAGGTTGTTTCCTGATTCGCTGAGCAATCGACCCCGGCGACGAGCGACCCCACGGTGCGATCCCACTCGGTCAGTTCGGCCCGGGTAGCCCACGTGATCGGGTCGAGCGGTGACACGGTGACCCCGGCCCGGTCGGTGACGTTGAGATAGGTGCGATAGAACGCGTGACGGTCGAGCGCCCATTCGGCCTCGAGCCATTCGAGGGTGATCGTGCCGGCCGGGTTCGCCTCGGATCGCACCGCCGGATGGGCGGCGAGCCACGTCGCCCGATCATCGAGGTCGAGGTCGGGATCATCCGCCGACCACTCGAAATGGCAGATTCCGGTCCCGGTGTCGGCGGCGGCGGCCGTGCGGCCGACCTCGAGCTGTTCGAGCCACCATGACGAATCGGTGTCGCCGGCGGCCGACAGTATCCACAGTTGGGCGCCGGGGCGGGTTGCCATCAGCGGGCGAGCGGCGATCATCAGCTCGGCGCCCCGTTCGGCGGTGTGCGACCACGCCTCATCGAACATGATCAGGTCGCCGGCTTGACCATGCAACGCGGTGGGGGTCGGAGCAAACACCCGGGCGAACGAACCGAGCGCCGGCAACGTGAACGCCTCCGATCCGTTCGCCAACCGGCACCGCACCCGGCCGGCGAGCGGCGAATGATCGATCAGCGGCACCCATTCGTCACGGAACGTGAGCGCGGCGTCGGCCCGTGACTGGGCGGTGTACCAGGCGCGGCGGCGCCGGCTGAGCGTGACGGTCAACAGCTCGAGAAACGTGAGAAGTGACTTACCGGCCCGGCGCCCGACCCCGACGATCACGGTCGAATAGGCGTGGGTCCCGTCGGCGAGCAGCTCGCCGGCGACACGTGACACGTGACGTTGCCACGGCAACAGTTCGACCCCGAAGCGGCGGGCGAGCAGCTCGACGGCGACCCCGGTCGTCGGCCGTTCAATCCGGCGACGGGTGCCGTACCGCGGCGGCAAGTTCATCGGCGAGCGCCTCGAGCGGATCGGGGCCGGCGAGCGCGGCGCCGGCGGGGGCGAGCTGATCAAGGCAATGGGCGTGGACACGGGCGACGGTGCCGACCACGTGTTCGGAACGGTCGGGATCGTTCTCGAGACGGTCCAGAGCGGCGGCGGTGGTTCGGGCGAGGGTCACGTAGGCGGCGCGGTGGGCGTCATAGTCACCCAATCCGCGGAGCATCGCGGCGACCTCGCCAACGGCGCACTCATTGCGGCCAACTCGGCGGCGGATCGCGCCGAATCCCGGTAGCCGCGGCGTGTTCGGCACCGGGCGGTAACTGTAATTGGGATCGGGGGTATGGGGGTACGGCGAGGGGAGAGATCGGCTGGCGACACCAGCCGGCGACGTGACCGGCTCAAAGAAACCAGGGTTTACTCGTCGTCGTCGTCGGGCTCGGCCGGCGCATCGGGGTCGGCGGGGGTGGGGGTGGGGTCGTCGCTCATCGTTTCACCGTTCCTGGTAGCTCGAGCTGACGGAACTTGATCACACGGCCGCTCGAGGTCGAGGCGCTCGACCAACCGTGACGGTAACCCCGCATGTACAGCGTGTTGCCGAGCGTGCAGTCGGTGCAGCGACACATGCAATGGGCGCATTGGTAACGCTGGCGGGTGCCGTGAGGCCAACGGCACACGTGAGGCGATGCCATAGCCTCGGAGCGTATCGAACATCCGCGCGCGAGGGTGAGCTATGCGGGGCGCCCGTGGCGCCGTCTCCGGTTGGCGGTACTACATCGTGACAGATGGGTGTGCGCCTACTGCGGCGAGGCGATCGACCCGGATGCGCCGGCCCGGTCACCGTGGGCCGGATCGGTCGATCATGTGCTCGAGGTCAGTCGAGGTGGCCGCGACGAGGCAGGGAACCTCGTCGCGTGCCACGTCAAGTGCAACACGGCGAAAGAGCTACGGCGCCGCACCGGGCGCACCTACCCGCCGCGCCGGCACTGGTGAATCACTCGGCATGGTCGTGCCATCCCCGATGTAGGGCAACCGCGTCGAACGGATCGCGGGGGTCGATCAGAATCGCGGTGCCACACGTTCGACACGTCACGAATCCGACGCGTGCACCTTCCGCGGCGATGAACGGTCGCCGCGGTCTCGGTGAGGGAATCGTTCGGCGGTTCGATGCTCATCGCTGGGCCTCGAGCCAACATGCGAACTGCGGCGCGTCACTTCCCACGCACGCGGTACCGGTCGGGTGCCGTGTCGGTATCACGGCCAGGGCGACGACAAGCACGGCGGGGATGATCGCACGTCTACGCATCGGGGATCTCCCCGAATCGGCGGTCGCGAACGGCGGCGAGAACCTCGCTAACGAATTCCGGACCGGCGGGGCCGGTCGCGTCGAGAGCGAATCCGTTGGCGACCGTGACCGGCGCGCCAAGAGTGTCTCCAACTATGTCTCCAACACCCGCGCGCCACCGCGCGGGTTCGCGCGCGCCACCGCGCGGGTTGACGCGCGCCACCGCGCGGGTTGACGGTTGATCAACACGCGCGCCACCGCGCGGGTTGGGGATATCGTTTTCGGTCGAACCGATGTACGGGTCGAACGGGAACCGGTACCGGTTTCGGCGCCGACCTCGAGATCGTTCCCACCCGATCGCGCCGGCGGCGACAAGCTGAGCGCGGGCGCGCCGAACATTGGCGGGGGTGAGCCCCATCGCGTCGGCCAGCTCGATCACGGTCGGTTTCGCGATCCCGTCGCGGTCGCTGTAGAGCGCCAACACGGCGAGTAGGTGGCGCGCGCTACGGCTGAGGGTGCGGCCGGCGGTGGTCGTCGGAAACTCGCGCGCCCACTGGGCGCACCGTATGATCATCAGGGTCACTGACATTCCCTTCGGATGGGTGATCGACGTGGCTCACGGCGCGACGGGAGAGCGGGCCGTAATCCCTCTCCCGGCGCACGTGTTTCGGGAACAGCACGGTCGCGGTCACGGCGAGCAGCACCACGGCCACGATCAGGTCGCTCATTGGCGGAGCTCGGCGCGTAGTCGATCGATGATCCGTTGCGCCTCGAGCAGCGCCGGCATGGCGCCGCGGGTCACTTCGGCATCCTCGAGCGGGTTGAGCCAGTCGAGCGCCCGGGCGAGCTGGAAGTCGATCGCCGAGAGCGCCTCATCGACCAGGGCGGTCGGCGGGTTGACTCGATGTTCGGGGAACCGGTAGCGGGTAGGTTCGCCGGTCATGCCGACTGCTCGTGATCAGGGGTTTGCGCGTTACATTTACTCTTGAGCCAGGTATCTAGCTCGGCGGCGAAATACCTTTTCGGCGCTTTCGGGCCAGTTCCCATGCGGTGCACGGGCAGGCCGCGCTTTTCGAGTCGGGTCAGCGAATCGCGGGGAACGCTGAGGTACTCGGCGGCCTCAGCCGAGGTCATGGGTCGAGCATGCGCCCCGCTGTCAAATGACATCGGTGTTTTTCGTGACATAAGCGGGATATTAGCGCATAACACAAGATAATGAGCGTTGTGTTGGCGGCATGGCGGCGGTACCTGGTGCGGCGGCGCTACGCGCCCGAAACCGTCTGGGCGCGGGTGTCGCTGGCGCGGCGGTGGACGGCGGCGGTTCCGCACTGGCGCACCGCCGACTACCGCGAACTCGAGGCGTGGATCGATCAGATGGGGGTGTCGGCACGTTCGGCCCGAAACGCGGTGTCACACCTGCGGGCGTTCTATCGGTGGGCGATGCGCGAGGGGTACACGGACAACGACCCGACCGCACTGGTCGAAACCCCCCGGCTACCGCGGTTGTTGCCACGGCCGGCGGCCGATGACGCGATCGGCGAGGTGCTGGCGGCGGCGACCCCGGAGCTGGCGGCAATGATCGGGCTGATGGCGGGCGGCGGGTTGCGGTGCTGTGAGGTCGCACGCTTGAACTGGGCCGATGTGAACCTCGAGCAGTCGGCGGTGATCGTGCGCGGCAAGGGGTCACGGGAACGGCGCATCGAGCTCGGCGACGACGTGGTGCGCCGACTGGCGGCGTTGAACACGTACGACGGGGCGGTGTTCGTCACCGTGACCGGGCGGCGGTACACCCCGGCGCGGGTGTCACAAACGGTGTGCGGCGCGTTCCGGGCCGCCGGCTACGGGATCGTCGCCCACCAGTTGCGGCACCGGGCGGCGACCGAATGCCTACAACGGGCCGGCGGCGACCTCGAGGCGGTGCGCGACTTCCTCGGTCACGCCTCGGTGGCGACGACCGAGGGTTACGCGGCGGTGATCCCCGGTCGGGCGGCGGCGGCGTCGAGGGCGATCCGATTACCGGCGTGACATGGGGTTTGCGCGATGTGTTGAAACTTGATGCTCACTCGTCGGCGCCGTTTTCCCGTTCGATGCGCCACCGGCGGTGGTGACGCAAGCCGCGAAGCGTAAAACCGCCGATCACGGCGATCAACACGGCGGCGGCGAACGACAGACCCTCGGCGTAGTGAACATCGCGGTCAGTCCTGACGGCGACGACCGTGATCCCGATCAGGGCGGCGACCACGATCACGGTCAGACAGACGATCGTGACAATACGAACCACCGTGTCCGGCGGCCGATCCTCGTCCATGTCACGACGTGTGGCGGTCGATCCGTTCCAACGTGGTCGGGTCGGGCAGCTCCCATCCGGGTTTCCACGGGCCGAGATAGAAACGGGGGATCATGTGCGCCTGTCGTAGATGGGCGCCGGCGTTCTGCTCGCCGATCATGTACTGCCACACGCGGGCAGCGACCCGATCGAGATCATCATCCGACAACGGCATGTCATCACCTCCGGTTGAGCCACCCGAACCGGCGGCGACGTCGGCGCGAAAGGCGTCCATGTTCCATGAGCGGTCATCGGGCGACCACGGCGAGGCGCCGGCCGGATCGACTTTTCGGGTCGGCGCCCACTCGAAATGTGCTCGCACATAGCCGACGGCGTAGGCGGCGACTAGGGCGGCGACCCCGGTCACATAGCTCGAGGTTTCGGCGGCCGGCCACGGATAGCCGTAACCGCCGTTCGCCTCGACGGCGAGGGCGGCGAGGTTCATCGAATCGGCCGGCACCCCGTCGAGCGGGCCACCCTTGCCGTTGCAGTTCGTCGCGCCGGCGGCGCACACCCACCACACCCCGTCAGCGTCGAGGTAGACGTTGCACAACGGCGCATCCTCGTCGCCGAACGTGCAATACGAGGCGTCGGACTCACCCGAGGCCGAGGGCGGCGAAGCGGTGTGATGCACCATCACATGAGACGGGTACCCGGGGTCATACCCGCCGCTCGAGCGCGACCGGGTTTGCCATCCGTCGAGGGTCTCGACGGTGAGGCCGGCGGCACGTAGCACGGCGTCGAGGTCGGTGAGGTAACGGTCACCCATCGCGCAACCTTTCGGCGAGGGCGGCGAGGTCGCCGGCGGCTAGCTCGAGGCGCTCGCCGCCGGTGCGGCGCACCGTTAGCTCGGTCACCCGATCCGACAGGTCGGCGAGCAGCTCGGCGAGGGTGGCGTCGGCGCCGGCGCGCCGCTCGGCGCCGAGCTGTTCGAGACGGCGGTCGAGGTTGCGGGCGATCACCGCCGGCGCATCGGTCGGACAGTAG